TTCTTGGCGCCCCGGAAGACCCGGTCACTTGGCTAGACGGCAGACCTTACCCAATGCGCCGCAAGGTGGAACTACTTGCGGCCTGGCTAAGTCGACTGGGTCGCGTCCTTTACAATAAGGTCTATATGCATATCAAAGGTGAATTCTACGATAGCAATAAAGACCCTCGTGGCATAAATAGCAGGTCAGACCAATTTAAGGTCGTCTGCGGCCCATGGTTCTCATGGGTTGAGAAACAGGTATTCAAGCACAAGGCATTCGTTAAGTACATACCTGTCACGGAACGTCCAGCGTACATACAGAACAGACTTGGTCACTTCAAGTATATCTATTCGGGTGACTACTCTCGGTTCGAAAGTGCGATGGTGCCACGATTTATGAAAGCAGCCGAGTGTGTTGTATACAAACACTTCGGTTTACCCCAACTCATCATCGATGTGATCACTGGAACGAACACTATACTTGCGGCCCACATGGTCGATGGTGTGAAATGGGGGATAAGACTCCTCCTTACTGGGGGTCGTATGTCGGGCGAAATGAACACGTCGCTCGGCAACGGCCTCAACAATATGCTTATGATCCGTCATATCTGCCGCCGGCACGGCATTAAGTTCAAATGTTGTGTCGAGGGAGATGACAGTATAATAGGGTGCAACAAGGCCCTAAAAGCCAGTTGGTTCGAAGCATATGGCGTTACTTGCAAGCTGAACCGGGTGTCACACCCGGGGCAAGCGGGCTTTTGTTCTATGAGATGGTCATCTGATCAGGACCTGTCGCTAATGATCTCAGTGTACAGGTTGCTGAAACTCGGGTGGAGTCATGCGTTGTGCGCTTCCGCAGGTGATGTGGTGCGTGACAATAGGTTCGGTGCTATTGCGTTGAGCCTAGCGTATGAGTTCCCAGGGTGTCCAATAGCCTGGGCAATCGCCAAGAAATACGGTAAAGGAGGTAGTGTACCATGGAATGAGTGGAAATACTGGCATTATATCAACCTAGGGTTGAAGGTAGAGGTGAAGGGCAATGTTATCCGAATCGCGCCAAATGGACTAAACATCACCAAACCTACGCCACAGGCACGCTTGGCATATGAAATTGAGATTGGCGTGCCTGTTGCCGCACAATTAGACCTTGAGCGGCAAATCTTCCACGGTGCACTAGCACTGTCAAATCCTGCTTTCGACGAATTAGTAGCGCAGTTACATCCAGACCTTGTTCGCAATAAGACACTGTACTGCGTGGGACAACGGGAGCGACCCCATGGAATTCAGTCCTAACAACAGACTCCCATGGGAGTCACTATATTCACTTCTGCGCAAAGCGGCAGGAGTGCCTATCAAGAACACCCGACGCAAGCCGTTCAATAGCTTTCCAAAGCAGAAGCATTCGACCGGCTTGATTCAGCCAAAGAGGTCCAGGCCGAGGCCGACAACCGATGTGGTCAAGCACGCTCCAACCCGGGCATATCACCCGGAGACGACCAATCATAGCGTGCGAAC